TTTGGATATTCTGGGTCAAAAATAGTTACAATTACGTTGTCTGGTGACACACCATCTGGAATTAATTTGATTAAAACTTTAACTTATACAGGAGATGTTTTGACTTCCATTTCATATTCATAAACTGATAGAATAAAAAAAAGGAGATTAATTTTATGTCTAAAGGAAATACAACTGAAAACGATGTCATTGATTCAATTATTCGCGGTACAGACCCTTCATATCGTGGTAATGCGAATAGATATATTGCGCTTCATACTGCTGATCCCGGTGAAGCTGGATCACAAACAACCAATGAATGCGCTTATGGTTCTTATGCTCGTCAAGCAGTAACTGCATCATCTGGATTTAGTGCTGCATCGAGTGGGTCAACTGCAAATACTGGTTTGATTCAGTTTCCACAATGTACATCTGGCTCAGAAACAATTACTCATTTTTCGATTGGTACAGCATCATCTGGAACTGGACAGATTTTATATTCTGGAGCATTGAATAGTTCTGTTGCTGTATCAAGTGGAATTCAACCTCAATTTGCAATTGGTGCATTGACAGTAACTGAAGACTAATGACAGTCACTTGCATTATTCGTAAAGACAATCCTGATATTCCAGTTGAACTATTTGCTGATAATAGAAGTGCTATTGATCGATTTCATGAATTAGAACTAACAGAACAAGTTGCTATATTTGTGACGGAGTTATAAATGAGTGGATTTGAAAATATTGGCCAACTCGTTGATGCAGAATTAAATGGTCAAACAAGAAGATACACTTGGAGAAAAACACCTTCGCAAGTAACTACTCTTGGAATATGGTATGACTTAGCAATGTCGCCGGGTATGCCAGTACCTAAATATTGGTTTGACGGGCCACCACTTATTGCAAAGGCTGCAAGTCAATCATCTGATGGTGGAATATTTCATGGAGCAAATGTTTCTCCTGCAAAAAAATATTTAAAACTGATTACTGCACAAACTCCAACATCAACAACATTACCATTACCGATGATTCTTTGTGATTATCTGCTTTACTATCCGTCTTGTGATGACTCGATCACTGATATTCAAATAATGGATAATTCAGTAACACTTCCAAGATGGACTGACGGTGTTGGTGTTCAATGTATAGCTGTATCAGTCGCAGGTCGTGTTGGAGGGGCATCCTTCACTATTAATTATACAAATTCGGATGGGGTATCAAACAGAACAAGTCAAGTTGTTTTTGAAAATTCATCATCAGCAATTGGTTCAATTATAGGTAGCGGAATGAATGGAAATAAATCTGCGATGCCTTGGATTGGTTTGCAATCTGGCGATAAAGGAATTAGAAGCATTCAAAGTGTAACAATGCAATCAACCGATGTTGGATTATTTACTTTGATTTTAGTTAAACCAATTGCATATACAACGATAAAAGAAATCACTGCGCCTTATGAAAAGAATTATTTTTTAGAAACAGGTACAATACCGGAAATTAAGGATGATGCGTTTTTAAATTTTTTATGTTTACCAGAAGGAGCATTAAACGCAACAGCTTTAATGGGGGATATGCAAATAGTTTGGAATTAAAGGAGTAATAAAATGCCAGGATTTTCAAGTAACGATCAAATTATAAATGCGTTAACAGCAGGTCAAACATATAAATCGAGTTGGGCTAAAAACTTTAATCCAACCACTGCTGCTGTAGCAAATGAATGGCACACATTATTTCGCGGTGCTGGTAATCCGGGTGCGGATGCTATTTTCAATGCTGGCACCAACTTAGTTTTTCAGCCAGTGACATCATCGACCGCAAATGCTGGAAATATTCCAGTTGGCGATAACGTTCAGCCTACTTATTACAAATACCTTCTGAATGCATCGTGTGTTTCTGCTGCCGCAACAGTTGTGCCTTGCACAGTTGCGCTTATTGATGTTATTGGTTTTTATCGAGTCACGACAGTTACAACAGCAACTGCTCAATCAACAACAAATACTTTAGGTCAGTCAGATACTTTCACAGCTGATGCATCGACAGATATTATTACTTTTACAAGCACAGCAAGCATACCTAGTAATTTATTAACTGGTACACGAATGAGGTTAACAACCACAACAACACTTCCTGCAGGTTTGGCAACAGCAACGGATTATTATTACATCAAAGTAACTGACTCAACTGGTAAATTGGCAACTTCATATGCAAATGCTATTGCTGGGACTGCAATTAACATAACTGATGCTGGAACTGGAACTCATACTGCAACTTGGCTATTACCTCGTTACACCAATGGCGCTGGTGTTCAAGCTATTTTCTTTAATTCAAATGCAACTGCAATGGGTGCTGCAACTCCGAACTTAGCATTAGGATATACAAGCGCATCTCAAACAACATCAAGAGCAACTCCCACTGTATTGCCGATTGGTAAAACTGGTGCAACGAATAGCCATATTTTATACACAGGCGCAACCGGAACTGGAAAATACAATTACACAACGCCATTACAAGGAGCTGATGCTGGGATTGCTCAAATTGATACAATTCAAAATTCAATATCTTATGTTTCTGGTGAATATTCAGTTGCACTGATTAAAGAAATAGCACGTTTTCCGTTGTCAACATTAGGATTAATGGCTGAAAGAAATTTCTTGTATGAAATGCCATCACTTCCAAGGATTTACGATGGTGCGGCATTATTCCTTTTAGTTGGTTCTGGTGTGGCTACACCTGCATCATCTGCATTCTCTGGGCATTTAGATTTAGTATGGAACTAAAAAATGTTACTGGGGAATTACAACGTATTTAATTTAAATACTGGTAGGGCTATTGGTGGAATAACTGATCCTAGTCGATGGGTTAGGCCAGCTTCGTTAAATAATTTCTACACTGGATGGCATAATAAAACAGGAGAAACCAACAAAGCTAATTTTAGTAACGGTTATAACCCTCCATATTCATGGATGCTGGCTCCAAAATCAGGTGGTATAGCTTCAATAAGACGATCTGCTGGAAGTGGAACAGTTACATTGAATCTAGCTGCCGGAAAATCACTTGTTGCTACTGTTAATGGCATTGGGTCACAAACAGGAACACTTCAATTAATTATTAGCATTTCTGGAACAGCTAGTGGTGTAGGTTCTCAGAATGGAAATCTTGGTGCCCCATTACAGATCGTTGGTACTGCTGCAGGAACTTGTGCTGTAACAGGGGTGAGAAGCGCATTGGCATATTTAATATCTACAGCACTAGGTCAAGCTTCTAATAATGCAACATTAAATGCTCATGCGAATCTATCTGGAGATATAACTCCATTTACAACTTTATCTCCTGAAAATTTAGCAGCATCTGTTTGGTCAGCGATTGCATCAGAAAATAATGATTCTGGAACAATGGGTGAAAAACTAAATGCTGCGGGTACTGCTGGTGATCCATGGACTACGGATTTAAGTGGATACAATACTGCTGATACCGCAGGTAAAATAATAAAACAAATTAAATCAAACGCTGATTTAATACCGGCAACAATATAAATTTATGGAAAATGATTTTGTAAAAATTGAAAAGGTACATGATTTAGAAAGGGAAGTAAATATAATGTCTGAAAGGTTAGATCAAATGGACAATAGATTAAAAACTATTGAGGGGAAAGTTGATAAAATTTTAGAAGCATTAGTTCCAAGTATTAACCCTGAAAATGGAATTGTTTATGAAATGAAAAATATGAAGTCTGATATTAATCAATTAAAAACTGATTTTTTAACAAGAAAACAAACATCTAAAATGGGAACTATTATTTGGAGTGTTATGTCAAGTAGTTTGTCCACAGCTATTATTATGGCAATAATAGCTTGGTTGTTTAGATCAAAAGGTATATGAAATTTCCTTTCTGGTTTAAATTGCTTTACAAAAGAGATCAAAAAATTCATTCTCTTGAAAAAGAGATTAAACGCTTAAGCATTGCTTTAGATATTTCAAATAAAGAAAACAATATCATTAAAAATCAGCTAGAATTGTATAAAGAGATGAACTTTGAAAAAGATTCAATAAAGGGGTAGCACATGTTCTTTCGAAAAAAGAATTTAGATTCATTAGGTATTGCACAACAGGCAGTAGCACGACTCCGCACAGATAACTCTCGAATTCGACGTCAAGCAATGAAAAAGCGTTTAGATTATTATTACGGTAAACAATTAAATTATTTAGATGAATTACTAAATACTCAATTTAAAAACCCAGAGCGATTAAAATTACAAAAAGAGTTTCTAAATGTTACGCAATTAATTATCGATGAGTTGGCGGTGCTTTATTCTCAACCACCGAAACGTGAATTGATTGACATTGGTGATAAATCTGATACTACGGATAAATTACAAGCTGCTTATCAAGAAGTGATCACATGTGGTCGTTTAGATTCTACAATGGCATTAGTGAATAAATTATCGAAACTTTGTAAGACTGTGCTTGTTCGTCCTGTGTGGCGTGATGAGAAAATTGAGTTCGATATTTACACCCCGAATATGTTTGATGTGATTCAAGACCCTGCCAATCCTACAAAAGCGTTAGCAATTATTTATTGCAATCAAGTGGATTATGAAATTAGTAAACAAATCAATAATGATGATAAACGTATCAATCAAGACCCGTTCGCTTTACCGAACACGATTTATTATGTTTGGACAAAAGAAAAACATTTCGGATTCACTTACACGATGTCACCTGCGAATGAAGTGAAGATTGAATTAGAAAAAAATGATGGTAATCCAGATAATGTGAATCCTTACGGCGAACTCCCATTCGTTTGTATCTATGATGGTGTTCCACTCGATAATTTCTTTATTGAAGGCGGCGATGATTTAATTAACGCTAATGAAATCAATAACGTAAAACTTGTTGAAAAAAACCATCTCACAAAAATGCAATCGTTCTCAATACCTGTTCGCAAAGGTGCTGATAATACTAAAGATGAAGTGATTCTTGATCCATCGATGTTGGTTGATATCCCTGCTGATGATGATGTTCGAAAAGGTAGTGATTTCTATTTTGTATCACCTGATGCGAAGATTCAAGAGATTGATGACGATATCCAATCTCGTTTAACACGATTGGCTACAAAACATAAATTGAATCCTGAGATGTTCAAAGCAAGTGGTAATCGATCAAGTGCTGATTCATTACAGATGCAGGCTTATTATCTTGGTAAAGTAATCAGTGCTGATAAACCTGTTTACACTTATTTTGAAAAAGAATTATTTGAGACCATGCGCTTGGTTTATAACTATCATTCAAAATCTGACAAGATTCCAGAAGAAGCAAATTTGTTTATTGATTATAAAGACGTTGAAGTACCATCAACAGTTGAGCAAGAAGATGCTCACAATTTAATCATGCATCAAAACGGATTGATGTCGAAAGCTGATTGGTTGATGAAAGAAAATCCAGATATTCGGGACAAAGAACAAGCTGAAGAAAAATTGGATGAAATTAAAGAAGAAGCTCAAGAAGAAAAACAACAGAACATGGCAGATATGTTGGCAATGACTGGTGGAAAATTACCGATGGATAAAAATAAACAGGATGGTCAAGATAACCCTAGTGATGGGGAAGATGGAAATCAAAACATGAATAAAAATATGAATCAGGTAACCAATGAATGAAGAAGAATTACTCCGTCAGATAAAACGTCTCAATACTGGTATCGATGGAATTTCTGACGAGTTAGTTGCTGCTATTGAAAAATACCAACGCAATTATGAACGCGCTCTTTACAAAGTAAACTTCGATATTAAAGACGGCTACATTAAAACCAATCTTTCAAATTATTCTAAAGCCACATCAATTGACGGGATGAATAAACTTGGTTTTCGACAGTTGGCAATCGATCACATCTCCGAATATAACTCTGTTGCAAACAAACAGATTATTTTTGCACAGAGTCTTGGGATTGCGACTGATTTATCTTTTAAAGATTTAGAGATTTTAAAAAAACTCCAAGAGTTAGATTTGGCCGCTTTATATTCACAAGGTGAGGCACTTGATAACGCTATTAAAAAAGCATTAGTGAATGGGATCGCCAGTGGTTCAAATTATGATGATATGATTGGAAATATTTCCGATACTCTTTTAGGTGCAGGTGAAACTACTGGGATGCTTGCAAAATATGCTGACACTTATTTACGCACATCGCTGTTTGGATTATCTCGCATGGTTGATAAAGAGATTTACGAAAAAGCGGGTGGGTATTCTAAATATTTATATGTCGGACCTATTGATAAACGCACTCGTGAATTTTGTATTGAACATGTTGGAAATTCTTATACTGAAGCTGAGATTGAACAATTCCCAAATGAGAATGATTCAGGACTCGACCCTTGGTTTTCTCCAGGCGGATGGAATTGTAGACACCGTTTAATTCCAGTTGACTCTATTGATTAGAAATTTAGAAATCTGATACACTTACCACAAATCCAAGAAGGAGTTGTTATATGTTCAAGCAGAACACAAGTCGGTTTGCAGGTTTTCGAATGTTGAATCGGAATGAAAAGGCAGGTGGCGATGGAAATCCCCCAGCTAATCCTCCGAAGAAAACGGACGAAGAATTAGCGGCTGACGAAATTTTGAAGGGCGTTGATTTACCGAGTGAGAAGCTCGAAATAATCAGGAAAGACAAAGATTTACTTAAACTTTTGGAACATAATCTCAAGGCCAAGCGAGAGGCGAACCAAGAGGCTAAAGCAAATCGAGAGAAACTTGAAAAATTAGAGGCAGATAAAAAAGCAAAGGAAGAAGAATCCCTTAAAAAGAAGGGAGAATTTGAATCGCTGTACAACAAGAGTAAAGAAGAATTGACAGCTAAAGATCAAAAGATCAAGGACTTGTTAATTCAGAAATCGATTGAAGTGCAAGCAGTTCAACTCGGAATTAAAAAAGCTTCATATTTGAAACTTTTGGATGTCGATGAATTGGAAGTTGATCTGGAAACTCTAACGGTAAAAAACGTCGAGTCCACATTAAAAAAATTCAAGGAAGAGAATCCTGATTTTTTTGGTGAGGCCAAAAAAGTTGATGTAAACAATGACAAACCGAATAATCGTGGCGAAATTCCTGATGATGATGAGTTGAAAAAACTTGAGGCGCGAGCCAAAGCAACTAAGCTCCCACGCGATATTGCCGCATGGAATAAAGCGAAAGCGGAAGCTAGTAAAAAATAAGGAGTAAACAATGGCTTATACAGGAACAGCGGTATATAGTATTTATACCAACGAAGTCGGCGAATCAGTTTCTGATATCGTCGGTTTAATTGCCCCAACGGAAACCCAATTCCTTGATGCGATTGGAGATGCAAATACTCCAGTCGAATCTAAAGTTTGGACATGGTTAGAAGATGCAATGTTACCTCGCACTTATGGTGCAAGTTCTGCAATTGCTTCTAATGCTGGTACTTCACAAGGTATCGAAATCGGTGCTAACGCAAGTTATCTCCGCAAAGGTGATATTTTGAGAATTGAATATTCTGGAGAACAACTTTTTGTTTCTTCAGTAGGTACAAGTGCGGCTACAATTTACGTAACCCGTGCTTATGCTGGAACTACTGCCAATTCAATGGCTGCTGGTTTAGCTGGTACTGCTACTTCTCAAATTTCTTTCCTTGGCTCTGCTATGGAAGAAGGAGCAGGCGTTCGTTCAGCTCGTCGTGTAGGTAAAGTTGCGAAAACAAACTACGTTCAAGTGTTCCGAGAAGATATTGACGTATCGAACTTGGCAAACAACGTTAAATTTAAAGTTCCCAACCTTCCTCAGCCTTACGATGAAGAAGTTGTTAAGAAAACCAAAGAAGTAATGATTCAGCTTGAAAATGCTGTTGTTATGGGTCGTACCAATAGCAACACGATTGGTGCTTCTGATAAAGAAACAACGATGGCTGGTATTTATTACTCAATTGCTACCAACATCACTTCGCATGCAACTTATAGCAACTCGATTCTTAACGAAGCGATTGCTAAAGCAAATGCTTATACTGATGTTCGTGCTAACGTAAGTGATTATCATCTGTTCGCAGGTGATAAAGCTTATCGCTTGATCAGCAATAGCCGAACTTCAACTGTTCGCACAACGATCGACCAAGCTGAAGCCGGTTTACGTGCTCCGAATCTTGTATGGACTGACTACGGCGAAATGCCATTGTCATACGTTCGTGCATTACCTTCTGGCACTGTGTTAGCAATCAAGAAGTCACTTGTTAACGTTCGCCCATATCGTGGAAACGATTTCGCGACTCGTTCATATGATCTTGGTTCGTTAACCAAGACTGGTTATGTTGCAGGTACTTACACTGTTGAATTCCAACAGGAAACTGCACATGCTCGTTTGGACGGATTGAACGCTTAAGATTTAAGCTAATGGGGAGCCAGAAATGGCTCCCCTGATTAGTTGAAAGGAAAACCAAATGGCTAAAAAAACAGTAGAAGTAGAAAAAGAAGAATTTTCATTACCAGTTGCAAAAGTTAATACTTTTGAATCTCAAGTTGAAGTTGTATCAAGTCGCCGAATTGAATTGAAACAAAAAATCGATGATGCTTTAAATGGCAAAACGATTATTGATAACAATGACCTTCGCGAAGTGTTACAATATCTGTAATGGAACTCGAAACCATATTGACTATTTACCAGCTCATTATGATGGGCTTGCTTTTATGGTCAGCAAATAATCTGCGAAAGAAAAAAGAGTATATTGGCACGGTTGGTGCAATACTCCTTTTTTTAGCTATATTGGTAGGGTTTTTTAAGTAAAAAATAAATCTGAACAAAGGTGGTAAGTTATGGAATTACAAAAAAAGAAAATGAATGTCGTTCTTGCGACAATGGGTTTAGACTTCACGGGCAACACTCTCCAAAAACAAGCTCTCGGTGGTTCTGAAACAGCTCTCATTTATATAGCAAAAGAATTAGTAAAACTCGGACATGATGTCCGCGTATTCAATAATTGTTCTGAAGAAGGAACATTCGATGGAGTACATTATCAATCAATCAGTAATTGGGCAGTGACTTGGCAGTATATCGATTGTGATATTTTTATTGTGTCTCGATTCTTTGATTTAGGCCGAGTAAAAATAAATTCAAAAGTAACAATCCTTTGGAACCATGACGTTTGTGCTGAACCTGAAAAATTGATGTCATCAATTTGGGCTTATGATTATATGTATTGTTTATCTGAGTTTCATAAAAAAGATTTCACATCACGCATTAAAGAATTTGAACAGTTAATCAAATTGAATTCAAACGGTGTGGATTTCTCAATCGTTCAAGATTTACCTAAAAAACACCAAGTAATGTTTACGTCCCGACCTGAGCGTGGGTTATTTAAAACATTAGAATTGTTCGAAAAATATAACGATAAAGAATTACAATTATTGGTTTGCAATTATGAAACACTAGACGTTAAAGAAGTAAAAGATATTGAAACAGTTTGCATGGATAAAATTCAACAGTTAGTCAATAAAGGTTTTAAAATCTCAATGGGTCGATTCACAAAAGATGAGCTTTACAAACATATTGCTGAATCAAAAGCCGTTTTATATCCCACTGAATTCCCTGAAATTTTCTGTATTAGTGGAATCGAAGCACAGGCAAATAAAACTTATTTTTTAACTACTCACGATTTCGCAATGGTTGAAACTGTTGGATATAAAGGCATTGTAAAAGGCGAACAATACGATCAACGTTTCTTGAATAAAATGAAAGCAATTTTAACTGACGATAAAATCCGTAAAGAAAATGAACTAATTGGTTTCGCACATGTTCAGCAATACTCATGGGAAAATGTAGCTAAGAAATTCGAATCTGATTGGATGGATTATTTCACAGAACGTTCTGCTGATATTGATGGGGTATTAAAGAAACTTGAATACGAAAGTGATTTAATCCCAGCCCGCGAATTAGCAAAACTTCATAAAAAAGATGAGTGGGTAAAATATCTTGACCACCAATTACGATTCGTTGATCATCCTGAATTAACAAAAGAAATCTATGAACAAGAAGATACCCATGAGCGTATCGAGATGAGTCAAGAGGACTTAGAAAAAAACACCCGATTTGCATGGTTAGCTGATATGGTGAATGATCATAAAGTTGAAACACTTTTGGACTATGCCTGTCATATGGGACTATCGAGTATTATTACTTCGAATCGAAATCCTCAAGTTAAAATTACTGGCTATGATATTTCTGAAAAAGCAATTGAAAAGGCTAAACAACGTGCTCCTAAATATGCGAAAACACCAGAAAATCTAAATTTCGTTTGTAATAAAGATGACCTTAAAGAAGGTTCATTTGATGCTTTATTTTGCGGTGAATATCTTGAGCATGTTTTAGATGTTGAGGGTGAGATTGCTCGTCTTGAAAAATACGTTAAAGACGGTGGAAAAATGTTTTTCACAGTTCCACGCGGAGCATGGGAATGGATGAGCCGAGAACTAAATGTCCAAAAAGATGTTGTTTATCATGTTAGCTCAATTGATGCGAATGACGTTTTAAATTTATTCGGTCACCGAAAAGATTTCGGAGTATTATCTCTGATGTCTGGAGCGGGACCAAGTGGTGAGATCGTTGGTCAGACTTTAATTCAATACACTAAAGATGATCAGGCGGTTGGTAAACGTGATTTTGCAAAGAAGTTTTTAACCACTCGTCCGTATCAAGGAATCTCAGCTTGTATTATTGCAAAAGATGCCTCAAAAGATATCGAGCATTGCTTGGATTCGTTTTACAAAAACGTTGATGAAATCATTATTGCTTATGACCCAGCTTCAAAAGATAAAGAAGATTTTCTAAACAGGGTAAAAAAATACTACAACGTAAAAGTTTATGACATGCCACATGCAATCGGAAAACCAGATTTATGGGGCTTTGCTAACGCCCGCAATTTCACATTATCGAAGGCAAAAGAGAATTGGATTTTCTGGATTGATACTGATGAGCGTCTAATTGTTACTGATATCATGCGAAAATATATCGATACAAATTTCATTCGCGGATATACCATCCGTCAGCATCATGCACAGCTTGATTCATTCGTAGAGGCTGATCGACCGACCCGTTTATTTAAACGTGGTGTTGCTGAATTTGTTGGGTATATCCATGAGCAACCACAATTAGTTGATGACATCAATGCGCCAATCGACCCATCATTGGTTTTGGATTGTGCAAAGATTGTTAACTTCGGAATGATTCACGAAGGCATGAGACGCGATAAAGCGTTAGGGCGCAACATGGAATTGTTAAAAGTTGATGCCGCTGAAAATGTTGATAAACGCAAAAAAGCAAAATTACCAATTCGCAAGCTGACTATGATTTTAATTTTGCGTGACTTCTATAACCGCATGCAATGGGGTTATGAGAAATACAAAACATTCCAAACTCGCGATGTGATGGAGCATTGTTTGCCGAAAATGAAAGCGATCTACAATGAATATTTCAGAAAAGAAAAAGATGCCCTGTATAGAGAAATGGCTGAAAGTATTATGCAGCAAGCATACGGTGCAGCGAATATTGGGATACCTTGTGAAGTAAAAATTGCTGATAAGACAATCAAAATGAGAGTTGATTTAGATGACATCGAATCGTTTAAAGAGTTAGTTTCAAATAAATTAAACGATGCTCGAAAAATATCTTGAACTTTCACAGATTTATCAAACGTTAGCGGCAGACTATAAACTGCTTGAAAGTGCATTATCCAAGCTCACCAATGAGCTTGAGGTTGCCGAACATTCTATTAAACAAAAAGACCTCACAATTGCTGATTTAATAGTGGAGCGAAACCGTTTAAAGGATTTACTCACGCTCAAAATCAAAGATTTCGAGGATTTGAAAAAAGGGTATAGAATACCCGAAGAAGAAAACGTAAATTTGTTTAATAAAATATTTCGGGGTGGCAAATGAGAGTAATAATTCAAAATGACAAAAATCGATTATTCGCACGAATCGATAACTGTATTTCAGCAAGAACGAAATTAAGTGTGGAATCTGTTGCAGGTGCAACGGCATTGAGTTTAGTAAATGCTTTAGATTTAGCAGTTAATGATTATTTATTGGTTGAAAATATTGAGTCTGAAACATCTGAAGTAAGTCTGATCAATAGCATTTCTGGCAATACTGTTTATTTAAGCGCGGCATTAACTTTTGCACATAATGACAAAACTGATGTTTCAAAAATGGATTACAACCAGATTCGGTTTTATGAAGGTGATACTGTTTTAAGCACCCAAAATATCAAACCAGATTATTATCAAACTTATGGAAAAACTGTTAACAATTCATTGCAATACTCTGTCAGTTTCGTAAACTCACTCACTGCTAAAGAAAGCACCAGAGGGGAAAAAATTTATGGGTATGAATATCTTTTATGTGGCATCGGAGACGTCACCCAATTTGAACCTGCTGATATTATTGGAGGAAAAATACTTGATAAAATTGACATTGCCACCCGTGTGGTTAGAGCCAAACTTACAAATCAGAAACAGACATTTACGGATTTGGAAAACCCAGAAGTGCTTCGACTCCCTACCACCCTTCTCGCTTTGCACTATTACTTCCTTGAATTAACAAAAAGCGATAAAGACATTCCGAGCTACAAAGCAAAAATGTATTTAGAAAAATACGATGCTGAAATTGCAAGGGCAACGGCTTTAATTAACTCGACTGAAAACTTGGTAAGAGTTTTTGGTCAAGCGCAATGCATTAGATGATAATTGAAGTAAATCAAAAAGAACTCAATGCACTGATTCAAAAGCTGTCTGATTTTGGTGCCAGAATTACTACTGGCGCAATTCTTGAGCAGTTAGCAGTCAAAGTCAAAAATACCATTTACTTAAAAACGCAAGCCGGACGAGATGCGGACAATCGGCCATTCGCTCCATATTCAGCACCCTATCAAAGAGAAGAAGGAAAAACTTTTGTCAATTTAACCAAGACAGGTCACTTACTTAATTCGATGACGCAAAAGGTTTTATCGAATAATACTTCCAAAGTTTTTTTTGGAAATTATCGATACCCAAATGGACTAAGTACTCAACAATTGGCTGAAATCCATGACCAAAAAGGTGCAGGTCGTCGTCGTGTCATTCGTCACTTCTTTGGTGTCAACGAAACCGATATTCAAGACTTGACAAAGACTTACCAAGCTGAAGTTGATAGAATCAAAGAGGAGTTAAAACTATGAGATCAACCAATATGTCAAAAGAAGAATTGCGTGGTTTGTTAAAACAATTACTTCGATCAATTTGCTCAAACGTTGAAGATAGTTTTGTATTTCCAGAAGAACGTGCCTCATTACAAGGGGCATTTCCTTATATTACCTTAGTGTTTGGCGATATGGATTTTCCAGAAGGTACAAATCGAGTTATTCAAAGGGTTTCAATTTTGGGTTTCGTTCGCGGCAAACAAGAAGATATTATTGCAAAACAGGACGACTTAGAAAATAAAATCTTTAAAGCGATCTATAAAAATGAATTATTTCAATGCTCGATAACTTCTGGATCAAATTCAAATTTATTTAAACCATTCGGATTCGAAGCTGGGATTTTCTTGCCTTATGCTGGCATCCGCTTTGAGTTAGAAGTACCTATGGTAAAAGTGATACAATAATTCAGAGGTGAATCATGGCTGAAATTAAAAAACAACCCAGTGATAAAACCCCAGAAAAAAAAGAGGAATTGAAGACTCAAGTAGAGTCTCAAAAACCAAAGACCGAGCAGGTTCAGGTTGCTCCACCTCATTCTTTCTATCGTGGATAAAAAAGTCTTGGCCGACTAAAAGAAAAGGAGTAAAAAATGTCCCAGTTTAAGAATTTTAAATTTGGCGTTGATTACATTGCTTTCATTGACAGCTCGTACAATGTCTATGCAATTAACGACCCACAAAAAGCTAGTTTGAATTTGACCTACGAAGTGACTGAACATCGTGGCGGTTCAAATAACGACTTGAGAAAAGTTGCGATTCATAGTCGCAATGGCGAATTTTCAATTTCTTCTGGTTATGCTGATGCAAAACTTGCACAGTTGTTAACTGGTGGAACTTTGACATCGCTTGGTACTTCGGCCGCTTCAATCATTACTGGTACTGCAACCGGAATCAATACGCTTTACGGAACGACTGCTTCAATTCCGACTGCAATTCTTTCGGTTGTAATTAACAGCCCGACTGGAATCAAATCGAGTGACTACTATGTGGCCACATCGACTGGTTCTCAAGTTGCTGTCACCCGTGTGTTTGATGGCTTGGAATATCCAGTCGTCACTTTGGCCGCATCAACCGTGACCAACGTAGCAAGCGGAGCAATCGGCTTACACGTTTCCGGCACTGGTGCTACGTCATTGGTTGCAAGTGAAAAAGCATATTTCACTGTTCGATCTGCAATTAACAGTTTGAATCAAACTGTGAAATTCGATTCGAATAAACCAAGCGTGTTGAGTGCAGTTGTGACTGTGGATTTTGACGGCTATCGTCAAACGATCAACATTCCTAACGTTCAACCACAAGGTACGATGCAAGGTTCATCGGCAACTGAATTCCAAATCCAAGAGTTAACAATGAAAATTTATAACTCAGACGTTTTGGATAAAATTGCTGACATCGTAATTCACGGATGATGTTAGAAAAGAAACTTTTTCAACATAAAAAGGTTCGCTTGGCCGGAGTGACTTTTGTTATTCAAAAGTTGTCTCCGGCCTTGTTTTTAAACAAGGAATATCTTTATCCGATGGCTCCCTACTTTGAAGAAATTAAAAAGACCGGAAAGCCACCCAGAGATTCGGAAATGGAAAAAAAACTTGCCGAACAAAAGGAACGGATTAAAGAAGTCATCATTCAGGCAGTTGTGAGTGTTCGTTTTTGGTTTAAGGAAAAAAACATAAAAGATTTAATTGATGGAATTATGGAGCGAGAGTTTTTATACAGTGCCCTTTTGACTGTAATTACCGAACACACATTCGGACTAAAAAAAAACTATTTTCGCCTATTCCGGTCAATAGAAACTTTGCGTCCTCTCTTTTCCAAGTAGCCAAAACTTTCGGAGTACTCCCAAGTGAGCTGATGAAACGAGATATGAAGTCTTGGTGTTTTGATATTTTAGTGATGAGCATTGGCAAAGAAGAAGAAATGAGGAATGAATTATTTGCGGCACTTGGCTCGTTAGACAATGAAATTGCAGAAAAAGATCGCCACAAATATTCCCTTGATGATTTATTGAAACTTATGGACGACGTTCGAAAAGGCAAAGGAATGAAACGTGGCAAATGAAATTAACATACTTGTCAAACTTCAAGACCTTGCGACTACTGGATTAAAAAACGTTCAATCTGGCCTCGCATCTCTTGGCAATGCGGCCAAAGATGCCGAATCGAAATCAAAAGACCTTGGCAAACAACTTGAGTCCCTTGGAAATGTTGGAAAAACTTTAGCGGTTGGAGCTGGTGTTGTTGCTGGCGCATTGGGACTTATGGGCAGTGCCGCATTAAAAGCGGCCGGACAATGGGAGCAATTACAAACTCAATTTCGAGTAATGATTGGCGACACACAAAAGGCCGATCAAGTTTTAGAAGATTTAAAAAAGACTGCCGCAACCACTCCGTTTGAATTAGAAGATTTGGCAAAGGGTGGCCAAACTCTTTTAGCGTTTGGTATTCAATCAGAAAAACTTATTCCAACACTTCGTATGTTGGGTGATGTTGCTGGTGGAAATAAAGATAAATTCAATTCATTAACTCTTGCTTTTGGTCAGATGTCATCAACTGGCCGATTGATGGGTCAAGACCTCTTGCAAATGATTAACGCTGGTTTTAATCCTCTCAAAGTTATTTCAGATAAGACGGGCATTTCGATGGCTGATCTTAAAAAGAAAATGGAAGCTGGTGCGATAAGCGCAGACATGGTGACCGAGGCATTTCAAATTGCTACATCAAAAGGTGGGCAATTCTATGGAATGATGGAAAAGCAATCTCAAACTCTTGAAGGAAAACTTTCAACCCTTCGAGATTCGTTTGCGGAAGTTTCAAGACAAATCGGTCAAGCATTACTCCCAGCCGTTAAACTTTTAGTTGATGTTTTTACGACGTTAGTAAATTGGTTTGCCGCTTTACCTCAACCCATCAAATCGGTTGTGGCGATTGGTGGCGCATTGGTTTTTGTCCTCGCAACTTTATTAACTATTTTTGGAGGATTTTTAACAATCCTTCCGGCAATGGTAGCGGGATGGACTCTTTTAACTGGCGCGGTCACTGCTTTCGGAATTTCTCTTAACATTGCCACATTGGGCATTCCAGCTTTAATTGCTGGCTTCATCATATTGATTGCCAATATTAAAAAAATTGCAGATTTTTTCAACGGACTTCCTTTAATTTTCAAGGCCGCATTTTTACCGCTTTTATTACTAATCAATACAATCAAAATTGCGGTCGATGGAGTAATGAAATTAGTTGACGCAATTTCAAAAATTCCAGCAGTAAAAAAATTATTTGAAAGCAATAAAAAAACAAGTGACACGACCAGCACAACTACTGCAAACACACAAACAAATAAAACCAATAATGTATCAACATTTTCGGCACTTGGAAGTGGTGGTCAGGCGGTTGATTTACAAAAAGATTTAAAAGATTTTGAAGCAAATCAAAAAAACAAAACCACTATTGCTCAACAGGAAATTGCAAAACGTACCGTTCTTGAGTTGCAAGCTAACGCAACAAAACAAGAAATTGACGCATTACAAGCTGAAATGGAATTGGCAAAGACCGAAGAAAAACTTGCAAACCTTGATGCGTTTTACGAAGCTGAAAAAATTAAATATGCAGGAAATAAAGACGCACTTGCAGAGCTTGATGTTTTATATGCCGAGCAAAAATTAAAACTTGAGGAAGATCGCATTGCTCAAACCGATGCCGTCAAAGATGCAGAGTATTTGAGAGATAAACAACGAATGACTGGCGGTTTACAAGAATTTGTAAACATGCTGGATATCAAAAAGAAAATGACAAAAAGCCAAGCGCAAGATTTTGCGAATTGGCAATCATTCATGGCTGGTGCGGAACAATCTAAGAATAAAGAAGTTGCGGCAATTGCAAAAGCAATGGCGATTTATGATATCGGTTTAAAAACTGCAAATGCGGCAATTAGTGCTTATTCTTCACTTGCTGGTATTCCAATTTTTGGACCAGCTTTAGGTATTGGTGCGGCGGCGGCTGCAATGGCATATGGTACTGAACAGGCTTCAAAAGTAGCTTCAATGCAACCTGCTCTTGCTGAAGGTGGGATGGTGCGATCGCAGGTCGGCGGTCAATCTGTCACCGTGGCCGAAGGTGGGAAAGACGAAGCAGTGGTTCCACTTGATGACCCAAATACCGCTCAAAGAATTCAGCAAGCCGCTGGAAGTGGTGGTCAGCAAGTCGTTCAATTGGTTGTTGATGGAGTAGTTTTAGCGGAAACGGTTGTGCAAGGATACAATAAGGGAATAAATATTGGCACAGTAACGAGGTTAAAATAATGGCAAACACAATTACCGGAATGATGAAAGTTTCTTACAAAAATTATTTAATTGATTATGCAAACGCAATTACAGTTTCAAGTGGGTCAACAACTGCGGCAAATATGTATGACCTAGATAGAAATACTCGATGGTTAAGTTCTGGAAGTAGTGACGCAGTACAAGAATCAATTGTTATAGCTTTTGATTATGAGCAAGTCGTTAACCGTATTATGCTTTTGAATACAAATTTCAAAAATTTCACAATCAAATACTGGAATGGTTCTGCGTGGACTGATTTTACAAACGTTTATTCTAAAAAAACTGATTCATCACCAGTGACAGGAATTTCAATTACTACAAATAGTGATATTGCAAGATATTTTGAATTTGATTCAGTCACCACGACTGGGATTCAAATCTTAATCAATACAACTATGGTTGCAAATGCAGAAAAATATCTCTACGAACTTTATATTGGAAAAGAAATTGGAACTTTCATTGCAGATTTAACTAGTAAACCAAACGACTATAGTGTTGTTTCATCCTATAAACGTGCACAGTATTTAGAAAAATCAAATGGTGGTGTTTTAAAAATTGAACGAGCTGATAAATATCAAGCCAAAGTAAATCTAAAACAAATTTGGGATTCTGCTGATTTAATTATTTTGCAAACGATTTTTGATTATGGTGAGTGTGTGATTTATCCGTGTGGGGCATATGATCAGTATGCTTACGAAAGAGGATGGAGAATTCAAGATGCTTATCATGTCCTTATGAAAGGAGATGAGCAGTCGGATTTTGATATTGGCCGAGATAAAACTCTAGGTCAAAATTTTAAATTTGATCTGCTTGAGTTATGACAACAACACAAGAATTAGTTGCAAAAAAATCAAGGTTAAAACTTTATGAAACGCTAGAAATGAAGCGTAGATACAATTCTGGTTATGAATCATCTTATACTGATTTAACCAGTTATTTATTATCAGCAAGCACTATTAAAATCAGTTCTAAACTTGATTTTGATTCTTTCGGTTACGGTGAAATGAAAACAGGAAATATCACATTTACTTTAAATAACACTCAAGGTTATTTTAATAACGAAGATTCTTTATATTCATTTTTCTCTAATACTATTTCAAGACATTACACAAAAATCAGATATAAAGCCGGATATTATGATGAAGCAAACGATAAAATAGATGAAATTGTTTTTGTGGGTTTAATCAATGAGAAAGAAATAAAAAACAGTTTTACTAAAGGCATTATCGAAATGACGGCGTTATCATTTAATCAAATATTGCATGAAACATATATTCAAAGTGGGGCAATTAGTTCTTATAATTATTTTACCGATATCGTAAACGGAATAATCAATAATACAGATATTTCGACTTATATCACTTATAGTTCTGCAAATATTAATCCTTACACTGATTTATATTTTGATGATGCTTCGTTTTATGAAAACAAAACAATCGCAGATGCTTTAAATGAGATGTGTCAAAAAGCAAACTCTATTTGGCATATCGATATTGATGGGAATTTTATCGTTCGGGATAGATCATTAAATTCAAATACGCCTTTCAATTTCGTTGGTGGTGCAGGTCAAAAATATTCTACAAATATTTTAGAAATTGAATCATACGATGAGGGTTACACTAAACTAATTAACAGTGTAATTTACAAAACAACATTAACTTATCAAAACAGTGCGGCTGATGCATTTTTAACAAAATATGGCACAAATGCGTTAACTTTTGATAGTACCGATA